AATACCATAATAAGTCTGAATTGTCTTATAGTCTAAATGGCAATTTAATTGAATTTATAAGTGTAGACCAACCCCAAAAGATTAGAGGACGTAAACGTAATTACTTGTGGCTTAATGAAGCAAATGAATTAGACTTTGAAAGTTGGACACAATTAACACTTAGAACAACAGAACAAATATACTTAGACTACAACCCCTCAGACCCTTATTCCTGGATTTACGAAAAGGTAATAACAAGAAACGATTGTACATTTATTAAATCAACATATTTAGCTAACCCTTTTTTAGATGATGAAACAATAGCAGAAATAGAAAGACTAAAAGAATTAGACCCTGACTATTGGCGTGTTTATGGACTTGGAGAAATAGGCTCAATGTCTACACAGATATTCAGGCAGTTTAATTTAGTAGATGATGTACAAGGTAGATTAATTGGTTATGGTTTAGATTTTGGCTTTACTAATAGTCCAAGTGCATTATGCGCTGTTTATCAATTAGATGATAGCTTATACATTAAAGAGATGCTATACGAAAAGAGATTAACTAATACTGACTTAGCTAATAAGATGCGAGAATTAGGCGTAAGCAGACAAGCAGAAATAGTAGGAGATTCAGCAGAGCCTAAAACAATAGAAGAAATATACAGACAAGGCTTTAATATAAAACCTGCTAAAAAGGGTGCAGGAATACATTTAGGTATTGATATAATGCGAAGATATAAGTTAAACATAACAAAGGATAGCACAAACGCTATTAAGGAATTTAGAACGTATAAATGGGCAACAGATAAAAATGGTGATGTATTAAATACACCAGTTAAAATAAACGACCATTTAATTGATGCAGTCCGTTATCTATGTTTAAACAAATTAGCTATTAACCATAGTGGTAAATACTATATATTGTAGTAAAAAACAAATTATTAACTTTTATATTTATTAGTAATGGAGCAGGTAAAATTAATTATACCAGATAATTGGAATGATATAACTATAGAAACATATCAAAAGTATGTAGTTATTCAAGAAGGCAAAGGAAGTGAAAAAAACAAGGTTATAAAGAGTTTAGCTTTATTATGTGGTACAACTACTGCAATAGTAAAGAAAATGCTTTACAGCGACTTATTAGACATAATGAATATAATTAAAGGTATGTTAGATAATGAGCCTAGTAAAACAGATTTTAAAAAGATGTTTACATTTAAAGACCAAGAATATGGCTTTGTACCTAATCTGTCTGCTATAAGCACTGGAGAATATATAGACTTAGAAGCATATACAAAAGAGCCTGTTAAAAACCTGCATAATATAATGAGCATATTATATAGACCAGTAACTAATAAAGTGAATGAAAGATATACAATAGAAAATTACAACCCTGATGAATTTAAAGAGGAATTATTTAAAGATTGTCCAATGGATATAGCATTAAGTAGCTTAGGTTTTTTTTTGACTTTAGGCGAAATATTAGCCAAGAGTTCGCACAGTTATTTGAAAGCACAGGAAATGAAACTACAAAAGGGGTAAGTATGCAGAGCAAATGGGGTTGGTATAATATACTTTATTCTTTATCTAATTCTATTTTAGAAATTGAAAAAATAACAAGAATACCAATTAGAGAAGTATTAACATATCTGGCTTATACGCAAGATTATAATAATAAAAAAAGTAGTAATTATGATAACTTTTAGAAATGTATTAGGGTTCTTTGAAACAATAGCAGAAAAGCATTTAGAGATAAATAGCTTCCATTCTGGGTTTATGGACGAAGTAGATATTAATAAATTAGGTGCTACTGATTATGTAATACTATATGCTGAACCTGGCAACGCCACAATCAATACAGGCGTATTAACCTACACGTTTACAATATACGTCTTAGATATGATTAATGACGAAGTTGGTGATGCACCTAATAAACAACGATTAGGAAGAATAGATACATTTAGCGAGAATCTAAGCATATTACAAGATGTTATAAATGAATTTAAACAGAATCTATATTCTACAAGTTGGGTTGATGATGAAGTATTATTGACTTTGCCAATTACAGCAGAGCCATTTACAGCACGTTTTAACAATCTTTTGACTGGTTGGAGTGCTTCTATTAGCTTAGAAGTAAACAACGCTAACAACCTTTGTATTGTACCAATAACGCCTAATTCATAATGCAGTTCACAAAAACCATACAAGCTATGCAAGTTTTAGGTGCTAATGTAGTTACCGAAGCTAGAAGCAATTTAAAAAAAGAAAAAAAAGAAACAAGAGCCAATACGCTATATAACGATATGAATTATGTAGTTACTGCTGATAATACAAGCGTAGATGTAGAATGGCGTTTTGGACGTGCAGAAGATTATTGGGATTTTGTTAATCAAGGAGTTAAAGGGTCAGGAGGTTTTAAAGGTAGTGGAAAAATGCGAGGTCAAGGCAGTCCCTATAGCTTTAAGAAAAAGAATATAGCAAAAGGAGTAGTGTTAAAATGGATAGCTAATAAGCCTTTGAAACTAAGAAACGCTAAAGGTAGATTTAAAGCTAAAACACAGGTTAATTTAAAAAGTGCTGCATTTTTAATTGGTAGGGCAATAGCACAAAGGGGATTAACAAGAACATTGTTCTTTGATAAAGCATACAATAAAGAAGTAGCAATAGCAGAAGATAAAATAACAGAAGCGTTTGCAGAAGATTTAGAATTACAAATAGAAACATTAATAAAATAAAAATATGGCAGTTTTAGAATGGAAACAGAAACCTGTGGATAATGCAAGTAAAGTACCTGCATTAAGTAATTGGACACCTATTATAGGATTTATGTTAGAACGTACAACCAGTATAGCAGCTTTATTTTATTATAAATTAGTTTTATCAGTTCAAGTAGATGATGCTTCAGGCGAAGTACTTGCTAAAATAAAACAGCGTAGGAATGGTTATAGTGATGATATAACTAATAACAAAGCAAGAGCATTTTTTGATGTAAGAGAAATTGTTAATACAAGGTTAGTAGATACTATCGTAGACCAAAACGACACAACAATTCCTTTTAAATCAATTCACACTTTAGGAGCTAATGAAGATGCAACTAAGATTTTTAGCGTTAATGGTGATAAAAATTTTGGCTTTACACAAATAGGTACTTTTTACTTTAAAGGTTATGAGAATTATTCACCTGCTGCTAATGCGTCACCTGCTGATGTGACAACTAATCAAATAACTTACACATCAAGATTTTTACAAGCGTCTTTACCTTTATTCACACCAAGAAGTACAGATAGCGAATATATACAGTCTAACGCTTTTGATGTTTTCAATATGAATAGTGACAGCGATAGGTTTTTAAGTGACATAGAAAAAAGCCTTAATCCAACATCTGGTAACTTAGAATATTTAAATTATATACAAGAAACTGACTACTACACTTTAGCATTTTTAAATGACACAACATACTATGCAAGTGATGCTCATAATTTTTTAATTAAATACTATGATTCTGCTAATGCTCAAATAGGTAGCACACAAACAATAGCAAACAGTTCTGCTAATGGTGGTGAAGCTCCTAGTGGAACAATAACACCTGCTTTATCATTATTATACTTTGGCTGTGGTGCTGCTAATTTACAAGCACAAGATGCTACAACAGCAGCAAGACCATCTAATTTTGCTAATTGGCAATATTACACAGTACAGGCTTTTGATAGTGGAAGTTCTGCTGCTAAAAGTGCAGCTTATACATTTTACAAACAGAGTGGAAGCTGTAAAGGTTTTAAGGTTAGAAGATTAGCTTGGCGAAATAGTGTAGGTGGTTATGATTATTTTAATTTTAAAATGAAGTCTACACAGACATTAAATGTAGAAAGAAACAATTATAACGCTTTAATAGGTACTTATAATAAGTCTGTATGGAGATATAACGACACACAAAGGGGTAAGACTACAAGACAGACTACAGCAACGTTAAAAGAAACTTTAAATACAGATTTTATTAGTGAAACAGACGCTTTTTTAATAGAAAAGTTATTAATGTCTACAAATGTTTATGTCCTAGAAAATAACGATACAGACTTTACGCAAGGAGTATTAATTACTGATTCTAGTATTATTAAAAAGACTGTAGCTAATGACAGAGTTATTCAATACACAATTAACATAGAATACGCTAACCCAGTAAATACAAATTCATAATGAATATTAGATTAGTAGCATATAGAAAAGCAACAAGTGCAGCAACATCTGATACTGCTTATAATCTTGATTTACAAGAAGCACCTAACGTATCTTTAAATTTTCAATTTAGTGATATTAAAGAACCTGAAAGTAGAAAAGGTAGCTATTCACAAACTTTTAAATTACCATTTACAGATAATAATAATGCTTTTTTTCAGAATTGGTTTAACGTAAATTTAGAAACTTTAGTATTTAATACTCGTAAAAAATTTGAAGCTGTTTTGTATGTTGGCTCAGTACCTCAATTTGAGGGATTTATACAATTAAAATCTGTATATCATAAAGCACAAGTATATGAGATTGTATTAATGTCTAATACTGCTACTCTATTTTCTACAATAGGCGAACAAAAATTAAAAGACGTATTTTTATTAGATAGTGGTGCTTATAGTGACGAATTAAATCATACATTCAGTTATACAGATGCTACTAATAATACCTTGTATAATTCTTGGAATGGTAGTAGTAGTGCTTTTGTTAATAGTTCTGGCGTATCATTAAGAGATACTACAGTTAATGTACAAAAGGTTATGTACCCTATATCGGTTACGCAACCCAACTTTTATTATGCTAATAATGTAAAGCAGTATTTAAATATGTCTGCTACTGATATTGCTAATGCTACTTTATATCCTGATGGCGTTACAGACGCTTTTCAATACATAGTGCCTATAGTACAATTTAGACCTGCTATACAACTTAAAACAATGCTTAAGCTAATCATAGCAAAAGCAGGATTTTCTTATACATCTAATTTTATAGATGGTAGTTATTTTGGTAAGTTGTTTATGACTACTGGAAACCATATAGGACAGCCAACAATGACAACTACTACTAACACTGCTAATCCAAGTGGTATTGTTAAATCTGGTAACAATGGTGTTTGGGGACAGAATACATATACAGGCTCAAGTACAACTGATGTATGCCAAGAAGTAACGCAATTATTTGAAGCTGATACAGACGTACAAGATGAGCAAGGATTGTGGAATACTACGTCTATGTATTTTACTAAAGCACATCCTACAATGGCATCTGTAGAAATAAGACACAAAATAGTTTTTAATGATTTAGCAGCTTGTAATGGAGATATGACCATAACTGCAATAGTTCAAGATTATGATGTTGCTAATAATGTACCTAATCCGTCTGTAGTATGGTCTTTTGGTACACCTCAAACTTTGCTGACAGGTAATGGGCAAACCTTTATACACGAATTAGACTTATCATTAATGCCTACTGGAGCGTCTGCACAGATAATATTAATTGCTACTAATTTTAAGCCTACATCTACAAGTGCATTTTTAACATTAGGAGCTGATGCTGGTTTTACGTCACAAAATTTAGAATCTAAATTTAAAATAACTTGGGAGGCTTATACTACTGGTATTTTTGGTAATGTTGTAGATGTGCCAAGTATGATAGATGATAGTATAACACAGAAAGACTTTTTAAAAGATTTAATAGAACGATTTAACTTAATAGTTGCAGTAGACCCAGAAGATGCAGGAAACCTAATAATAGAGCCTTACAACGATTATTTAGCATTAGGAGATATTAAGTACTGGACAGACAAATTAGACACGTCTAAAGAGATTATTGTAACAGACACTACTTCACTACAGAAAAAGACAGTTAAATTTGGCGATTTAGAAGATATTGATTTAGGCAATAAAACGATTAAAGAAAATTACCCTAATATTAATCCTTATGGTAAATTAGAAATAACAGAAACTAATAACGATTTTGCTACTGGAGAATTGACAAATAATCCAATATTTAGTCCATATATAAACAGTCGTATTTATAAAAATAATGATACACAATCTACATCTCAATTAGTTAATTTTACTGTTCAATATGAGTTTACTTATGAACAAGTAGAGGGTGGTTTTGAGAATCCATTAAAAGCTACTAAACCTAAACTATTTTATTATAACGGCGCACCAACAACTGTTATAGATGAAGATGGTGGAACTGTTACTTATTATATGCATAATCAACCAGTATCAGGTTTTAGTATAGATACGTATTCTTTTACTACATATCCTACTTGTACACCTTTTGATATAACGCCAGGAGCAGGTACTAACCCTGCTAATACATTTACTTTAACACCTGATACTAAATCATTATACTGGAATAGTACACCCCCATTAGTAGGTCAATTAGAGATATTTAACTATGAAAATGACAATGGTAGTTGGTTTTCTAACACTTTATATGGTTATTATTGGAAACCTTATTTAGATAGTATTTATAATACAGATGCACGTATTATGGAATGTTATTTAAATCTAAATTCCGTAGATATATTTAACTTTAAATTCAATGATGAGATATTTATAAAAGATACTTATTGGAGAATACTTAATATTAGTAATTATCAAGTAGGAGCAGAAGCATCTACAAAAGTTACATTAATAAAAGTTGTAGATAGTTTAGTACAATGTGAAAGCTGTGATTATGTTTTAGCTACTGACAGTAATGGTAACAATACTTTAGAGGGCTTTTTCTATTTGTGGTGCGATGAAACTAATCCAAACTGTACACCTGACACTACATCAGCTGACGTACTTGGTATTTATACAGACCCTGCTTGTTGTATTTGCAATGGTGGTATACCTTTTTATTGGGCAGAATCCCAAGCCTCAAATGGCTTATACCCTTGTTTATCACAATCAGGAAGTTTGCCATTAAATCTACAATCATTGACAGGTGCTTTAGGCTTGTTAGAAATAGGACAAGTAAAGACAATTATTAATAATAAAATAGGGGGATTAACAAGACCATTAATAAGAGGTATTGATAACACTAAATATAGCACACCAATACTACCATATTATGGAGATGATATAATAATTAAATATAATACCAAAAGAAAAGGAACGCCACAACTACAAGGAGAAAGTCATAGAATAGTATTATCAGGATTTACAGAGGGTAATACTAAATCATATGGATTCCCTGAGGGGTCATTAAGTTCTACGCCATTAGTAATACCTACAAATACCAATGTAATGATTCAGGTAAAAGGTATAGCTACTGTTATTGGTGGCACAAGTTCAAGCTATGTAGTAGGTATAACAGAATCATTTGCTTACCATACTGCATTTAAAAATGTAAATGGAACGATAACACAAATAGGTTTAGCAGGTGGCGCTTTAGAATGGAGTTTAAAAGAAGTATTAACAACTTGTACTCTTTATATTGATGTTTCAGGTAATGTATTAAGATTTGGTTTACAAGATAGCCAGACAGACACTAAAAGGGTATGGGCGTTAACTGCTGATATTGCAATACAAAGACTGCATAATTTAAGTATTACTTATAATGAGAATTGGGCATTATTCCAAAACGGAAGAAATATACAATTTCAAAACGGAGATTATTTACTATGGAATTAAAAAAATATATAGAAGCTACAAGCAAGGTTATTATACCCAGTATAGACCACCTTCAATTAATAGAATATAAAGACAAAA